TTTCTGGGCCGGCCTCGATCTCTCGGCCGGGAAGTGGGGCAGGGTCGCCGCGGCGGTGCGCGCCGGGAACGTGATCGCATCCGGCATGGGCATGATGCCTGTGCTGCTGGATGGAAAGGAAAACAGTGAGGCTGATCGCCTTCTCAACATCGAGCCATGCGAGCTTCTGACGGCCGTTGAATTCCGCGAAATGCTGACCATGCATGCGGTCTTCACCGGAACCGGCCGCGCGCTGATCCGCAGGAGCACCACTCGGGGCACGCCTATCGAGATGATACCGCTGCACCCTGATCATATGCTTTCAGAATGGCAGCTGATTGACGGGGAATACAGGCTGTTCGTATCGATCCATGAGGAGGGGATTTCAGGGTATTTTCGCCGCCAGGATGTTCTCGAGATCACCAACCCGCGCTGGGAGATGATCAAGGGTCTGAATGTGACGCACGAATGCCGCAACGTTCTTGGCCTCGCGGCGCAGCTGCAGGATCGCCAGGCGGCGCTCTCAAACAAGAATTCCCCTTATGGGGTTCTGACGATCTCCGGCGGCGGAAGCAAGGAAGCCATCAGGGCCCTGAAAGAGAGCTGGAAATCTCAGTTCGGGCAGACTGGCATTGCCGTGATCGACATGGATGCGCGCTTTGACCAGATGATGCAGAGCGCTGCTGACCAGCAGCTTCTGGAAACAATGGAATTCCAGGTTACCGAGATCGCACGGATGTATGGCGTTCACCCCTACCTCCTGATGCAAACCAAGGGGAGCGGTGCGCAGGGTGCCGTTTCCGACGCCATGATTTTTCACCAGGCCTACACCATGGCGCCGTGGGTGGCACGCTGGGAGGCGGCGCTCGTGAAATCTCTGTTCAAGGATTCAGACACGCGCCCGAAGTTCGATGAAAGCGTGCTCATGCGCACCACGCCGGATCAGCGCGCCGGGATGTATGCGAAAGCGCTGGGCGCCGGCGGCAACAGGCCATGGATGACGGAAGACGAAGTGCGCGCCGGAAAATCCCCCTTTCGGCTCGATGCGCGAGGGGATGATTTCTGGCAGGCGCGTGGAAAGGATGTGATGAATGAAACTCAGCCATAAGTTTTTCAGCCTCAAGGCCGATGTCGATGAAGATGGCGTCGTCTCCGGCTATGCCTCGAAATTCGGTGTGAGGGACGAAGGTGGCGACATAGTTGCCCCAGGCGCGTTTGCTAAATCCCTCAACCTTCGGAAGCCGAAGATGCTGTGGCAGCATGATCCGTGGCAGCCGATCGGCGTGTGGGAGGATGTGAAGGAGGATGATGTTGGCCTCAAGGTCAGGGGGCGCATCAATCTCGAGCTGCAGAATGGCCGCGAGATATTCTCGAACCTGAAATTCGGCGCGGTGGACGGCATGAGCATCGGCTATCGCACCCGCACGGCCGAGAAGATCGACGGGGCGCGCCTCTTAAAGGAAATCGACCTGTTCGAGATCTCCTTCGTCACCTTTCCGATGCTGCCGGCCGCCACGGTCGAAAGCGTGAAGGATTTCGACCCTGAAAACATCCACCAAGTCAAGAGATTTGCCGAGAGAATCCTGCGCGAGGCGGAATTCTCGGCTGAAGAGGCCAAGGCGGCCGCAGCAGCCTTGGCGCGCGTGAGGTCCGAGCGTGAGGCAGGGACCAGTGAGAGCGACAGCCTGAAACAGGCTGTCATCGAAGCAATTCGCGGCCTTGGCCGCCAGTAAAGGACAGAAACAATGCCGCATATCAATGAAGTGAAGGATGAGCTCAAAAACGAGCTCAAGAGCGCGCTCGAGGGTCTCCTCAAGGAGCGCGACAAGAAATCCGACGAGCTGCACGAGCAGATCGAACATCTGAAGACCAAGTCCGAGGAAGAGACCACGGACATCAAGGGCCGCATCGACGAGCAGAAGGCGGAGATCGAAAAGCTCTGCAATTCGATCGATGAGCAGATGAAGAAGATCAACCGCCTCGGTGCGTCGAACGATGTGAAGAGCTTCGGCCAGCAGGTGATCGAGAGCGAAGAATTCAAGGGCTTCGATTCCGGCCGGATGGGGAATGTCTCGATCGAGGTGAAGGACATCCTGGATTCCGGCAACACCAGCTCGGCCACGCGTTCGGTGCTGGTTGCGCCGCATGAAGGCGGCTTCGTGACCCCGCCGCAGCAGGAACTTCGGATGCGCGACGTGATCCCGGTGGCTCAGGTGTCGGCGACCAATGCAATCCGTTCGATCATCGAATCCGGCTACACCAACAATGCCGACATGGTTGCGGAAGGCGCGCAGAAGCCGCAGTCCGAGCTGACGTTCAGCGAGAAACTGGTGCCGATCGAGAAGATCGCTCACAGCTTCAGGGTCTCGATGGAAGTGCTGGACGATGCGCCGCGGCTGCGCGGGTATATCGACATTCGCGGACGCTACGGCCTCGACCTGAAGGAAGATGACCAAATCCTGAACGGGAATGGCACCACGCCGAACCTGCAGGGCATCATCCCGCAGGCCACCGTTCTCAACCCTGCCGTGATCCCCGGCTATACGCCGGCCACGCTCGTTGACGAGATCCGCGTTGCCAAGCTGCAGGTGCGCCTCGCGCAGTATCCGGCCAGCGCGGTGGTGATGAACCCGATCGACTGGGCGCTGATCGAACTCCTGAAGGATACGCAGGGGGCCTACCTCTATTCCTCCGTGGTGAGCGGCGCCCGCCCGCGCCTCTGGGGGATGGATGTGGTGATCAGCGACAACATCGCCCAGGGCCAGTTCCTGACCGGATCGTTTGCGCTGGCGGCAACCATCTGGGATCGCATGGCGACCACCATCCAGATCTCGACGGAAGATCGGGACAACTTCGTGAAAAACCTCGTCACGATCCTCCTCGAAAAGCGCGAGGCGCTCGAGGTGACCCGCCCCGAGGCTTTCGTCAAGAAGGTCTGATCCGGCGATCAGGAAATGAAGATGATAACGAGGGGCCTCAGGGCCCCTCGTCCACAGACGGAGGCCTGGCATGTCCGATTATCTCGATCTTGCCGAATTCAAGGCCATGCTGTTTGTCACGTTCAATGACGACGACGCCATATTGCAGAGCTATCTCGATGCGGCAGAGCAGTACATCGGAGATCCCGAAAACGGCATCCTGAACCGTCCCGTGCTGCAGCAGACATTCACCGAGGAATGGCCGGATTTCGAGGGCTGTGTGAAATACCCTGACGGCGTCAACGCCGCAACGATCACCTACACGGATACGGGTGGGAACACCCAGACTGTGCCGCCGCAGGTTTACACGGTGCAGGGCGGGATCATTTCGCTTGCGCATGGCCAGTCATGGCCCGCGCACGATGGCCCCGTGACGATCACCTACCAGGCCGGATGGCCGGCCACTCAGATCCCGCAGATCATCAGGCAGATGGGTTACGTCTGGGCGGCATATCAATACCGCCCCAACGCCGAGCAAGACCCGGAGGCGCTGAAGGACACGCTGAAGTTCATGGCATCAGGCTACAGGAGACCAACGATATGAAGACGGTCGTTTTCACCAGGAAGCACAATTACGGCGGGCTCAACTTCGAGCCTGACGAAAAGCTCGAATGCCCGGACGAGCGCGCCGATCAGCTCGTTGCGGCCGGCGTGGCGGAAATCGAAGGTGGCGAGAAGAAGGCCGGCGGTAAGAAGGCCGGCAAGGGATAATGACGCTCCTGATCGAGCGCGTCGCATTCGATGCGCCAAATCCGCAGCAGGATGGATATGGCGGCACAGTCGAGGCGTGGAGCGATCCGGCATCGGCCTATGAGTGCCGCGCCGATTTCCATTTTCTTCGCGGCGGCGAAACCGTAACCGCCGCGCGGCTTGCAAGCCGCCAGCCGATGATCGTGCGGATCCGCGCAAGCACGGCGGCGCGCCAGATCACACCGGAATGGCGCATGAGGGATCTCAGAACCGGCAGGATCTACAACGTCAGGACGATTGAACCCACACGCGACAGGCAGTTCATCGAGATGATGGTAGAGGGAGGCGTTGCGACATGAGCGCATCGGCCGAATTCCAGAAGCTGGTGTATGACCATCTGCGCACGGATCCGGCCGTTACGCAGCATGTGGCCGATCGCATATATGACGGCCCCCGCCCGGACGCATCCACGCCCTATATCAGCTTCGGGCCGAGCGACACCATCGACGATAGCGCAACCTGCATCGACGCGATCGAGGAAACGTTGCAGATCGACATCTGGACCGAGGAACACGGCCGTCTCGTGATCGCGCGCCGGATAACGGATTCGGTGCGCAAATCGATGAAAGCGCTGGGCGGCGCCATGCCGCCCCCGTATGCATTCGCCGGCATCGTGAACATCGTCACCCGCGTTCTGCCGGACCCGGACGGCATCACGGCGCACGGCATCGTGACGGTAACCGCCAGGATAGAGGGCGAGTGATGAGCGTGGAGGGGTTGGACAGGCTGGAGGCGCGCTTCAACAGGATCCCGAAAGCCGTGGTGGACGCCAATGTGCGCGCCATGGAGAAGGGTGCCGAGGAAATCGTCGCCATGATGAGGCGAATCGTCCCCGTGCGCTCCGGCGCGCTCAGGAAATCCATTGGCTGGACATGGGGCGAAGCGCCGCGCGGATCCATCACAATAGGAAGCGTGCGCGGTAGGAAATACGGCACCCTCCGGATCACGATCTATGCCGGGACACGCGACAAGAAGCTCGGAAACATGGACGCATTCTATGCCCGGTTTGTCGAGTTCGGGACCAAACACGCCGCGGCGCATCCGTTTTTCTACCCGTCATATCGCGCCCTCAGAAAGCGCGTGAAGAACAGGATCTTGCGGGAAAGCCGCAAGGCCATAAAGGGCCTGAAATGAAGGAGGCTGGAACAATGGCGAAGGCGATTTTCACGCATGATTTTCACTGGTCGCGCCCCGGCGTGAACATCGGCTTCGCGGCCAGGGCAGGTAAAG